ATATGCTGCACTATCGGTTAATACAAATACATAATCTTTACCTTGAACAGCTGCTACAATTTTATTACCTGTATCTAATCTAAATGTACCTGCAGTATTTGTTGCTGTTGGTTGGTAAGTTGAATAGTCTTCTTGGTTTGAGAATCTTATAAACATTGGATCTTGAGTTAAAGGATTTCCAATAGTTGTTTCAGTTCCAAAGTGAAATAAGTGTCTATCTCTATCGGATACCAAAGTTAATCTTGTTTTAGTAGGAGCTCCTGACATAAGAGTTGCTCTATTTGATCTTGGACTTGATGCACCTGCATCCCAAGTAAATGTTCGACCATTATTAATTGTTGCAATTAATATTTCTCCAAAGTTATCAAGACTCCAGATGCCTGGATCCAGGATCACGTCACTAGTTGTACGTTCCGTACCCCATGTTGAATCTCCCCATAAGTATGTACCCCATCCATAACCTGCTGTTTGAAATGTTGGACCAATAGTTACATATGGATCAATTTGTGCTGAACCTGTTCCTGAAGTTGTAGCTGCAGAGTTAGATGGCATTGTAATGTCAAAAGCGTTTGCAGTTACATTTGATATCTCAAATGTATTATTTTCAAAATCAGTTGTTGCATAACCTGATCCTGTTGGAACAGTAACTGATGAAAACGTTACATATCGTCCAGCGCTTAATCCATGAGAAGTTTTGTTTACAGTAACTGTTGGAGAACCAGTTGATGCATCAAAATTAGCTCCAGTAATTCCTGTATCCAAAGGTGTGATGTCATAAAACTTTTCACTATAGTATAAAAACAAACCTTGTGATGTCCCTATAGCTGCATACTTTTCACCATTTAGAGATGTCCATGTATGTTGAGCTCTTGCTGCACCGGGAAGAGTTTCATTATCAATAGTTAATTGTTGCCAACCACCTATTTTTTCTGGAAGTCCATATCTAAATCTAACAAAATCACCATCAGTCCATTGAGACTCTGCTCCTGATTGTGTTGTTTGTTTATTAAAACCTGGTTTAAACTGTAGTTTTTGTAGCATAGCGATCTATAATAACAAATTTAAATTGTTCTGGCTACTGGTTTATTTTGATAATCTATATTTCCAGCTATGACAATTCTTGGTTTATCTGTATTTTGTTTAGGTACATAATGTTCATATTCTCCTCTCCATATTAAAAGAGTTCCTGTTTTAGGTTTAACTTCAAAGTAACCAGGATCAGAAAAAATAATAGGTGCACAATCTCTTGATGTTTTTACATAATAAGTAAATGAAAACAAATTTAAATGTCTATGTTTTTTAGTTTGTTGTCCTTTTTTATAAACAAGTCCCCACATATCATTACAATAAAAATTAATATTACCACCCTGCACTGGATTATAGTCGTCATATTTCGATAACTTTTCTAAACAGATAATTTTTAACAACCTTGCATAAGAATCAAACTTATCAGCCATTTGCCAATGAGTCATATAAGCTTTAGCATTAGTTGTATGGTTTTGTATATCTCCTGTACTTAAAGTATCCTTTTCTAATTGTTTATTAAATTTATCAAAATCCTCTAGATAACTTAAATTATCTTCAAAAATATTCATAGTTGTAGATACTTTTATTTTATGAATTTGCATATTTTATATTTTCTTCATATGAACCATCAATATTAAAATTAATAATACATCTTATATATTTATTAGATTGGTAAGCTGTATGTAAATATTTTCCATCAAACATAACAGCGGTTCCTTGTTTGGGAGTTACTTTTTTAATAATCTTTTTATTTTTATCAAAGAAGACCGTATCTCCATCAGAATCTAAAACATAATATAAAAACACAGTATATTTATCTTTTCTTGTAGGTAAATCATAATGTGGTGTATCGTAAGTTTTAAAATCAGGATTTGGAAATTGTAAAAAAGAATTAACTCTTAATATATTTAATTCAGGTTTTTTAATAAAATGAATTATAGGTAGTACATTATCAAAATAACTTGAATTTATTCCTTTTTGAATAGAACAAAATTCATGTTGCATTCCAGGACGAGCCTGTTTACTTGCACTAACATCTTTTATAAAATACCAAGGAAATATTCTTTCTTCAAGAAGAGTGCTTTTTATTTCTTCTTGTTTTTGTCTACTAATAACATTTTTAAATATTTTTATATTCATAATCTGTTCATTGTAGGAATGGGGTAATTTAATTGTTTATCTGAATAATTTATATTTATTTTAGATATAAAATTTATTAAAGTTAATCTTTCTTCGTCTGTATTATTAATATGAGCTGCATGCCACATGGAAGAATCGAACATAACTAATCTATTATAGATACCTTTAATATTTATTGTTTCTTCAAAATTATTATTATAAGAATCTCTTTGCTTTATTAGTTTATTTACCTCTTCTTTTTTATATTTTTCATGATTAATAAAATAATCTTTTTTTAAATCACCTTTTTCAGAATTTTGTATATTATAATTTTTAAGCTTATAAATAGATGTTCCAACATTACAGTTTTCAGATAGATAAATTATTGCAGTTAATTCACTTTGATTTGGCCAATCTGTATGAATCCATCCATCTCCATCTATACCTGGAGGTACTTTTTGAAAAGAACAATAATTATACCAAGATATTAAACTAAACTCATTTGGGTAAATAACACTTAAAATTTTGTTTGTAAGGCGTTCAACAAAAAATTTATTTTCGGATAAATCATTTGATCTTAACCCAGGGTAAGTTTTTGTAGATTTATATGAATATGTTTTAGATAATTCTACAATTTCTTTTGGGTCAGAGAAAAAATTATCTAGGCATATTACTGGAAAAATCACTATTTAATCCTAACATTGGTCTTGTATCATTTAATAATTTTTCATTAGTTGAATAATGTAAAAAAGTTTGCACACAAACCTCTCCATTAAAAGGTTCTCTCCAATGTTCTAAATCACAACCTTTATAAATCAACATATCTCCTTCTTTTAAATTTATTTTAATATCTTTTTTTCCGTTATTCAAATATATAGGCCATTTATCTCCGCCTAAAAATAAAGTGGTCGATATTTCACAACTAGGTCTATCTTTATGTTTTTTTAAAATATCTCCTGATTTATAAGTTCTTGCATATGAATATGTTTGATACAAATTTAATCCTGTAGCTTTAATCATTTTAGGTTTTATATATAATAATAATGTTTCCATTAATGGATCACCATAAATAGAGAATGTATTCGGAACTTGCTCATCATCCCAAGTTCCAAAATTATTATCAAAAGGAGCTAAATAATTATTTTCTCGCATATAAGCAATTGCATTTCTTTTTATCAATAAATAATTGTAAGAAACTTTAGCTAAGTCTTTTGAGATAACAGATTTTATTACATGATATTTATTTTTTTTAAAACTCATTTGTAATAATTTAAATTAATAACACACCTAGCATCCACGTCTGTTTGAGAAATTGATCTATGTTTAAGCTTACATGGAAATTCAACATACATATTTGAAATACATTTTATTTTTTCACCTGTCTCAAATTCAGTATAACCATTATTATTGTTTATATAAAGTATACCTGTGGTTAATCTATCATCATCAAAATCTCTATGAAAAATAGATCGTCTAGGAACATCGCTTCTGGTTATTAAATTTATAATGCACCTTCTTAATGATTCATAACCTATTCTTCTAGAAAGAGGTGTAATAATATTATCAAAATTATCACTATTTATACGATCAAAATTATATAAAATATGTGAAAAGAAAAAACCATCTTTAGCATGGGCATTTTGTTCTTTTTGATAAAACCAAGAGAAATCACTTCCAGTAATAATTTTACTAATAAAATCAAACTCATTTTTCATTAGAAAATTTTTAATAACTTTTATGTCTTTATTTTTGTGTTCCATTACCTACAGCTCCTTTATTAATTGCTTGTATATTCCAATGTATAAATCTAAAAGGTTCTTTTCCATTATCTACAATATAAGAATGTGGTAAATAAGATGGAAAAAATATCATTGTTCCAGGTTTAGGAATATAATTGACAGCAGATTGAGCATCATTAACTGCATCTTTATTTAACATGGGAAGATCATTCATTAACTTACCTGGTCTTGGATCATGAAAAACAGGTCTAGAAGTTATTTCACTTCCTTTTAAAAAATAAAAACCAGAGATGTGACCGTTCCAATGTGTATGAATTTCATGCCAACCTCCTCCATTTTTAGAAAATTCTTGCACCCAAAGTTCTGTTATAAATAGCTGGTAATCTTTTAAATCATAACCTTGTTGATTTGTTAGTATTTCAAAAGCAGTATTAAAAATCATTTTTTGAAAATCTATTGTTTTTTCGTCAGAAATTAATGAAGTAGAATGGTGAGTTAATCCAAAGTCATTAGTTTCTTTTATAATTTTTTTATTCATTTTTCTTGCATCCTTAATATATGGATCAGTAATTTTATTTAAATCTTCTACAAAAGAATCATCAAAACCATAATAAACGGGGCTAATAAAATAATTATCTCTTTTAAGTTCAATCATAGTAATTAATATTTAATACAATCCTTTCTTCTTTGTCTGTACATGTTGTACCTGTATGTTTAACATTTGCTGGAAAAATTACAAGTCTATTAGCTTTACTTAATACTTTTTTTCCATTTTCAAATTTAGTATATCCATTATTTGTATTTATATAAAATATGCTTGTTTTCCAATTAACTTCATTATTTTGAATATGTTGTGCTGTATCTGTATGAAATCCATGTTCTATAATTTTTTCAGTTCTCCATAAATAGTTAGCTTTAACTTTTATTAAAGCTTTTGCTTTTAGTTTATCAAAAATAGGTATTAAATTATCAAAATAATATGAATTAGGTTTGTGTGCTATGTGAAACATATGAGTAAATTGTTTATAGTCTTTATTATCTACAACTCCATTAACAAACCATGGAAATTCTTTATTTCTAAAAAACATGTCATCTATTTTTTTAAAAGATTGTATATCTAAAAAATCATCAATTACTTCTATCATTTTATTTAAAAGGTTTTCCTAAACTCCAACATACTAAACTGTATCTTGTTCCTTTAGTTACAGGTACAACTTTGTGTCTAATATGAGAAGGAAAAACAATAGCTGTTCCAACATTTTTTTCTTTAACTGTTGAAATAATATTAGGATCTTTTTCGTTTCTAAAATTAAATAAAAAATCACCACCTTCAAAATTATCATTTAATAAAATAGAAGCAGATATTTTTCTTATTAAACCTTTAAATTTTCCATGTTGATATGGAATATCATTACTATCCATATGCCAGTCATAATGTTGATTTTGTCCATAAATTGTAAACTGAATATCTTCACATGAAGAAATATCAAAATTCCAATTTAATTTTTTATTGGCATCAAAAATATAATTCATTACAATATTTTTAATCCAAGTTTCATCATTCCAGACCACGTATGAATTTCTTATTTTTTCAGATGCACTGTCTCTTGTGGTTCCTTTTTTTATATTCTGTTTTTTTAAACAGAATTTAATAATATTAGAACAAATATGTTTAGGTAAAGATTTATTATAAATTATATTTACGTGTTTAAGAAACATTATTAGTCTTTCCTTTAAAGACTATATAACAAATTTTAATTTAAAGTCTAGTTTCCTGTTGCTGACCAAAAAGAAGAATTAGGATCCCATGCAAATTCGTTGTTTACATTGTCATATCCTAACCATCTTAAATTGTCCTCATCCCAAACTATAAAATAAGGAGCATTATCTCCATAAGTTACAACACTTGGATAATCTACTGGAGCTTTATAAACCCAATTATTTGTATCTAATATCCATGAATTATAAGGTTTTCTACCTATAAAAACATCATTTGTAGAATCGTAAACACCATCTATTTGAGCATAACTCCATCTTCTACATCTAGGATCATTTTCTAGTTCTTGAAAAGTTCTAGCTTTTGCAGTTCCATCGTCATAAGTTTCAGTAATAGTTTCAACCATATATTTACCATTATTTGAATTATATGAAGTTTGTTTATATGTACCACCAAAAGTATTATTAACCCATTGCTCGGCTTGAGTAGACCAATCTCCACCATTAGCTGCAATATCTGCGTTATCAACTTTAATAATGTTAATTACTACATTGTTTTCATCTAATTTTGCAAAGTGTGCCATTATATTGTCAAAGTCCCCGATACTGTAAATCTTGCTACTTTATCTGAACCATCAGTAGATACTGTATTAGTTCCTGGCGTAACTGCAGTAGCTCCAGGGCCACATGGAATTCTAATTACGACAACTCCAGAACCTCCGTTAGCGGCAGTTCCCATTTGTCTTCCGCCTCCGCCTCCAGCTCCTACTTCAGCACAACCATTTCCGCCACAAGGGCCTCCACCACCTGCTCCGCCAAATGCATAAGTTACAGGTGATCCTGTAATAGAATTCGCTGTTCCTGCTCCTGGTGCTCCATCATTTCCAGGACTGGCATTACCTCCAGAACCGCCGTGGCCTCCACCGCCTCCGCCTCGGTTAGTTGGAGCGCTAGGTGTTTGAAAACCACTTCCTCCTGGGTTTCCTTGTGATGGTGATGTAGGGGGTGTATTTCCTGAATCTCCTGCTTGTGAATAAACAGAAACTCCTCCGCCGCCTGATCCTCCACAAGATTGTCCTGGTCTTCCACCTCCGCCACCTGTTGAAGTAATTGAAAAGGCTTCGCATGCAAATGCAACTGAGTCTCCTCCTCTAGAAGAGGGTGTATTATTAGCTGGAGATTTAGCTCCACCACCTCCAACTGTAATTGTATATTCAACTCCTGGTGCAATTTCTACTTGAGAAACAGAACAACATCCATATGAGAAACGCATTCCTCCTGCTCCTGCACCGCCTGCTCCATTATTTTGGTCATATATTCCACCGCCACCGCCTCCAGCGACAACTAAATAATCAACAAATGCAGGTCCTGCTCCACCTCTACCTTGGCCATAACCTTTTGAAGATCCTGCTGCGAATGTAGCAATTAATGGCATATTATTAATTTCCTCCTATTATGCAAACTGTGTTTGCGATGCTAAAACTGTAAACGTTGCGTCTGCAGTTTTAATAACTGTATAGCTATAAACATCAAGAGAACTTGTATTACCACCAGTTGGTGCTGAACCACCTTGCCATTCTGGAGTAACTGAACTACCATCAATTGTAACTGCTGAATTGTAATATGCAGTTCCACCTTGTGAAACAATGTGTGCTATAGTAATTGATTCTCCTGTGTCCATAATTGAATTTAATGTGTTTGAACCATCGCCTCTAATATTTAATGTCCAATTTCCTGAAGCATCTGTAGTATAATTTAATACTGCTTGAGTGATAACATCAAAGTTTACAGTTCCTGTTGCAGCTGTTGCAGTTGTTGTAACTTTTTCAGCAGTTTGTTCAATTTTACCTGCACCTAATACAACTCTTCCAATTCCTTTTGGAGAAATATTTAAATCAATATTAGAGTCAGAACCAACAGCATCAATTGCTGGACCTGAACCTGTTGCTTGGTTAGTTACATCAATGTAGTTAACAGCTGAAGCTGTTTTTTGAA